GTTCGCCACGGCGAATTCATCGACTCGACCACCGAAGTTGCGGTGCAGGCCCAGCAGGATCAGGCCCACGAAACCGGCAAGGTGATCAACCAGCTGTTCCGTCAGCTGCGTTCGATCCGCACCGCATGGCGTCAGGCTTGGCCAGACGCGAAGGCCTACAAGGAATCGAAAGCCACCTGGTTACAGGCGTTCATCGAAAACGGTATCTGCACCCAGGAGCAGATTGATATCGGCCTGATCCGCTGCCGTGCCGAACCTTCCGATTTCATCCCGAGCGTCGGCAAGTTCATTCAAGGCTGCGTGCCTACGCCGGAAATGCTCAACCCACCGCTGCCGAGCGTGGAGACGGCCTACAAGCAGGCCCTGCGTAACTGCCATCCAACGATGCACGGCGTTTCGAAGTGGTTTCACCCGGCCGTCTACCACGCAACAGCCGCCGCTGGATTTAACAGCCTGCCATTGCTCTCCCGGGAGCTGGGTTTGATCAGTTTTGAAAAACGCTACCTGGAACAGGTCCGTAAGGTCTGGATGGGCGAGCAACTGGGGCCGGTTCCGGTTGCCGAGTTGCCAGCACCGCAAGCTCAACGAACTCCCGACATTGGAAACAAGGCCTTGGTCGAACTGCGCGCCCGTCGCGCCGGAGCATCTGCATGAGCGCACTGAACACACAGATTGCTGGCGGCCATTACAAGTCGCTGAAGATCCAGCCGATTGAATACATCCACGCAAACGGCATTCCCTTCGCCGAAGGCAGTGTCATCAAGTACGTGACGCGGTGGCGTGACAAGGGCGGGATCGCTGATCTGGAAAAGGCGAAGCATTTCCTCGAGCTGCTCATCGAGCTGGAGAAGGCGAGGGCGCCGGAATGAAGGTGACTTCCAAGAAGCTGCGCGCCTCAGCCAACGGCCAGGACTGCACTGTTCGCCTGCCGGGCATCTGCAATCACAACTCTGCAACGACCGTACTCGCGCATTTGCCGTGCGGGCAGAAGGGCATGGGTATGAAGGGTTTCGACACCGTCGCGGTATACGCGTGCAGCACCTGCCATGACGCCATCGACGGGCGCGGCACCGGCGATGTGGATTGGCAGGACATGCTCCGCGCCGTGGCTGAAACACATGAGGCCTTGATTCGGGCCGGGATTCTTACCGTGAAGGGGGCTGCATGATCGACCCAAGAACGTTACTCGTCCTGATGATCCTCGCGAGCTGGGCGCTGTATGAAGTGTGCCGCCGCATCAACGACCGGTACCGCAAGGCGCGGGGTGATCGTCGATGAAAGCGTTCACACCGAAGCTGTTTAAGCAGGCGGGCACGCGCGCCAAGTCAATCGACCGTGAAGGGCAGGAGCAGGCTGCACTGCTGTCTGAGGTCGAGCTTCGTTATCCGCAAGTGTTCGAGCTGATCTACCACGTTCCGAATGGTGGTCACCGTCACAAGCTGGTAGCGATGAAGTTGAAGCAGCAGGGCGTGAAGGCGGGGATTCCTGATTTGGTCCTGCCGATGGCTCGCGGTGGTTTCTTCGGACTCTACATCGAATTCAAGGCGACTGTTGATCCAGCAGCGGTTTCGCCGAGCCAAGCCGCGTGCATTCGACGCCTGAACGATCAGGGCTATCTCGCTGTTGTATGCCGGGGCCACTTCGACGCGATGGAGCAGATCCGCGCCTACCTCCGTATGGCTCCAACGGTGGTGGCCGCATGAACAAGCCCAAAACGCTGACCGTCGCCCTTTCCGATGCTGAGATCCGCCGCCATGCGACCAGTGAGGTGCGTGACCTGAGGGATGCTCGTCAGCCTGCTTTCCGGTTCCGTTACAAACAGGATCGCGCCAAAGGTTCCTGGTATCTGGTCGTGGGTAGCACTTGGAACAAGATCGCAAATTTCCCCGACCTGAACACTAAGCAAATACTCGCTGCTTTGCCGTCGGTTCGCTCTCGTCTGGTCACGGAGCCTGAGGCCGGCACAGCGGTTGGGACGTGGTCGACCGTTGGAGAGCTACTGGCATGGTTTGACGACAGAATGGGTCGTGACCGCAATCTTTCCGCCAAGCGTAAGACCACAGCGCGCTCGGTGATGAGCAAGCACCTTCGCCCGCGTCTCGGCGACCTCATGTTGTCCTGCGTGAACAAGTCCGAGATTGACCAGCGACTGATGTGGCCGTTGCAGGCAGAACTGTCGCTCGAATACTTGCGACTGATCTTCCGTCTGTTGGTCTTGGCATTTCGCCAGGCAGCACGGCTCGGCCTGATCGACACCAACCCAATGAACGCGATCCGCTTCAGCGACTTCTCCAAAACGAAGATTAAGCCCAAGGCTGCGCGCTTGCGGGACGTGCAGGTTGAGGAGGTGCTGACCGGGCTTGCGACCAGGTTCAATTCGGCCCCGGCGGACGCCATGCTGGCTTTGATGATGTTGTGCCACGGCTCCCGTGCGGGCGAGACGCGCATGGCTGAGTGGTCCGACTTCAGCTTCGAGGAGCGCCAGTGGCACATCCCGGCCGAGCATACGAAAACTCGGTGCCAATTGACCCTACCTCTTACCGATCAGGTGTGCGCCTTGCTGAAGCGCTATCACGCTGCGCAGGCGTCAACGGGCTACCAAGGCAAATACCTGTTCCCTTCGCGAGGCGGCAAGCCACTGACAGACAGCCAGGCCTGCGCCGTATTCACTCGACTGGCCCAGGGTGAGTGGACGAGCCATGACCTGCGCAAGGTGGCCCGCACTGGCTGGGTCGATCTTGGCGTGGACTTCCTCATCGGTGAACTGCTGCTCAACCATGCGATGGGCCACAACGTGCAGGCGTACATCCACACCTGGGTTGAGGCAGGCAAACGGGAGGCGCTGGAGAAGTGGCACGAATGGTTAGACGGGCGTGGGTTTAGCGCAATCCACACCATTGCAGAGCCATTATGCGAAGTTTCACGCATTCCCGCGCAGGCCACGGCGTGCACGGCTTCCAGCCAATTCAACGACAAACCATAGGCGAGGTTTAAAAATGGGAATTCAGAGCGATATTGCCGACCTGGCCGAGCTGAAAAGGTTGGCCGAGGCAATCCACGGGAAAGGCACGACAGTCGAAATGCTCAATCGCTGGGCGCTATTTGAGGCGGCCTGCAAGCCACAACTGATCTTGGCCCTGATCGCCGAGAACGAGCGGTTGAGCCGATTCGAAGAGGCGTACAGCGTCTGGAATGAGAAGACTGAGTGGGTCCAAGAGTCTGCGAAGACACCTGAGCTTGGTCAGCATCGTGCCGACGTGCTTCGTTCACGGATAGACCAGCTCAAGGCCGAAATCGAATCGCTGCGCAGCGCTGTGAATTTTGCGGCAGATACATTTGGGAAAATTACGAGTAGTGACGGATCGGGGCATGCCGATCTATCACGGGCAGTGCTGCGTATCGCCGGAGGTGCCATTGCTGGTGATGCCGAGCTCCGAAAGGATGCTGATCGGTACAGGTGGTTCCGTAATCATTCACTCCAGATCGTTCATGCGTCTGCCGGTCCATGGGTTCATAACCTGGACAAGGTGATAGATGAGGCAATGGCCGCCGCCGATGTTTTCGATACGCCGCTGCTATGCCGGCAGCGCATGGCCGCTTCTGGGCTGCCGCATCCTCGGTCTTCTTGTTACTCCTGCGGACAGTTCTCGCCGAAATGGCGTGATTGTGACGCGCTGATCGCCGCGCGGATGAAGGAGGGTAAATGAACAAAAGCCACGGCCCAGCATTCCGCGCCGCTCAACTGGATCTTGCCAAGTGCCCAGCGTGCCGTGGAAAAGCCGTAATCAAGGGCGTCTTCTACGAATTGGCCTGCGTCCAGTGCAATGCCTCCGGCTGGGTGTCGGCTGACACGGGCGAGGCGCTGCCGCTGGAAGTGCTGGTCACCCAGTTGAGCATTCGCCTTCAAGCTGCCGAAGAGCAGATCGCCAAGATTCACTGCTTCAAGCCTGCATCTGGGCCTGAGGCCGCATACGAACAGAACAACCGCCGCGGTGCCGGCGCTTCGAACTTCACAGGGGATTGATCAATGGCCAGAACAAAGAGCTTCACCGAGCGGACATCGGAAGACCTGCTGGAGCATTGGGGCCGCTGGGTGGTGTTGGGCTCGGGCGTGTCCTGCTGCGCATCTCGCGAGAACACCCTGCACACTCCGATGATCACCGATGACGATGCGCTGATGATTGACGGCCTGATGGGGCGTTTATTG